AATCGCCCGCCAACCCGCTTAAAACCTAGCTCAAATCGTCACAAGTCGCTCTGCCGGCGGCGGGACTCGAACCCGCACTCCGCTTTCGCGAAAACGGATTTTAAGTCGCTTTCTTGGGTTTGTTTTTCAATGACTTACGGGAGTGTTGCCCGTTGTTGCCCTAAATGACTTTATTGAGAGCCGCTAGGAGGGCGGCGTGGGCTGCTGGGGAGCAATCGGTTTTGCGGCCGGGAGCGATGTCGGCGTGGCGCAGGATGTTTGCGAGGGGGATGTGGTGTTCCCGGAGGATGGGCAACAAGTATTCCACGGCGGAGAGGAGGGCGTCTTCGCTGAGCGGAGTTTGGTAGGTGTCTCCTTCCCATGCCATGCCGACGCTCCATGAGTTGGCGTCTTTGCGGCCTTGCCACGAGCTGACCCCGGCGTGCCAGGTGCGTTGGCTCGGCAGGGCGAGGACGGTTCGTTTGCCGTTCCTTGCGATGATGCAGTGGTAGCTGACTTTGCTGACGGGATCGCAGCACCATGAGACGGAACCGGCGTAGGCGCCGGAGGTGTGGTGCAAAATCACATGGGTCGGCTTAATGACGCGGCCGGCGCTGATGTTGGGCGTGCGCTTGTTGGTCTGTTGGTAAAACTTTGGCTCGGGCTTGATGGTGCCGGAGGTTTTGGCGGGCTTTGGCGATGGCTTCGCGGGCTTCGGCTCAGGCGCGGGGGATTGCGCCGGGCGTGGCAGCATGAAGAAGCGGGCGAGGAGGGAGATCATTTGTCTTTCAGCGCGGGCAGGGTTTTTTGGAACTCGCCGAGGGCGTTCCAGAGGTCGCGGTTGGCGGCTTCGCCTTCGCTGAGGCGTGGCTCAAAGCGCACGGTGGCGCGGATGTGGAGCGTGCCAGCCTCGCCGATGCGGTCGCCGAAAGGAGGCATCGGGACGGCCACGCACGAGGTCAGGAAGGCCATTGCGAGAAAGAGCCAGCCGAGGATCATGAGCACGGCGGCGACCTGTTTGGGGTTCATTTTTCTTTTCGCAGGAGATTGATCAATCCCACGAGGCCGAGACCTGCCGCCACGATTTGGTTCTGGAGCTCTGGTTCCAGACGAAGGCCCAGCGCCGTGGCCACCAAAATTGCACCACGCCAGGAAGACGACTCGGCGGCTCTGTCCAAAATATAGAAGATTGCTTTCATGCTTCGCGGCCTGATGTCAAAGGATCACGGCGTGTGCCGGTCGAGCTTGGATTCCAGTCGGTCCATGATCGTGATGGCGCGGTTCGTGGTCTGCTGGTTGCTGCTGATGACCTCGAGCATTTCTCGGTTCGCGGTTTTGAGGTGGGTGACGAATTCTTCGTTCTGCTGGTCCATTTTTGTTTCCACGCGCTCGAGGCGGCGGGTGAACCAGCGGAATAGGATGCTGGCGAAAATGAGGCCGATCGCCACGAGCGCGATCAGGTGCCAAGTGGCATCCTGACGCGCTGCGTGGTTAATGATGCCGAGGGCGGAGTCAGGCGTCATGAGTTCGCCTGGGCAAGGAGATTTCCGACGATGGCTGTGGTCGCGACATTCGCTAGGCGCTCGGTGTTGAGGGCCGAGACTTTGGCGAGTTCGGCGGTCAACTCCGTGCGGACTTGGCTGGCCACGGTGGCGGCGCTTGGGGCTGTCGCGCCGCTGACCGGTGCGTCGAGGCGAGCGAGTTCGGTGGCAAGTTCTACGCGGACCTCGTCGGCGATGGCGGCAGCGCTTGGCACGGATGGCGCGTTGGTCAATGTCGTGACGGTCGCCAAGGTGCCGGATGGCGCGAGGCGGGAGCTGATGGCGGCATCGATCCGACCGAGTTCAACAGAAAGCTCGGTGCGGACTTGGCTGGCGATTTCGGCCTCGGTCGGGACATCGGGCGAGTTGGTCAATGTTGTGACCGTGCCGCCGGTGATCTCCTTGGTTGCTGCTCCCCAGACGGCTGTCGCCACGCTGGCGGCGGTCGGTGCGCTGGTCGGAGCGGAGTAATCGGCTGCGGCCAATCTGCTCGAGATTGCGGCATCCAGGTTGATGAGCTTGCCGCCGGTGCGCTCAAGGTCGGCACGGACGGCTGCGACGAGTGAGACTTCGGAGAGGTTTGTGTTACCGATGGCTCCTACGATGGCGTTGAGCACGGCTGAACCGTCGGCTTCGTTGAGGAGGCTTCCTTCGACTGCGGTGGCGATTTGCGCGGCGGTCGGCGGAGTTGTGTAGTCGGCATCTGCCAAACGGCTGGAGATCGTGGCATCCAGATTACTGATCTCGGTCAATTCCGTGCGCACGGCGGAGGCCACAGCGGCGGCTGTCGGGGCGCTGGTCGGGGCTGTGTAGGCTGCCGAGGCCAGACGGCTTGAGACGGAGGCATCCAGATTGGAAAGCTCGGTCAGTTCGGTGCGCACGGCGGAGGCCACCGAGGCGGCACTAGGCACGCTAGGGAGGTCGCCGGTCGTGAGGGTCGAGCGGCTGGAGATCGTGGCGTCGAGGTTTGCGAGTTTGGCGGAGTTGGAATCCATTTCCGTGCGAATCTCGACCACGGTGGGGATCGAGAGGGCGGAGATGGCGGACTCGACGAGACTTTGGTCTGCGGGGTCGCTCGGCAGGTTGTCTGTTTTGCTTTTGATGGCCGAGATGTCCGAGTTGGCCGGTGCGGTATAACCCGAGGAAGCAAGGCGCGAGCTGGTCGCGGCGTCGAGGTTTTCCACGCCTGCGCGGCCGAGAACCCAGAGGCTCGGGATGTGCTGGGCGTCCACGGTGGAGTCCGTGGTTTTGAAAATGGCGGCGTATTCGCCTTCCGCGCTATTGTTGGTTGAAAGGGTGTAGGCGTAGAGACCGCCGCCGATGGCAGTGGCGCTTCCGCCTGTGACGATCTGCGTCCCGCTTGGGTTGTATAGATCAACGGTGACGGTGAGGCCGGTCTTGCCTTGTTTCGAGGCTGTATAGAAGGCGACGAACTTAATGGGTGTGGATACTTGTTCGAGCATGGTGGTGGTTTTTTAGATTTCTTCTTCGGGTTGTGGGATGAGGGCGATGGCGTCGGCCATGGGGAGGATTGAGACTTGAGCAAAAAGCTCGGCGGGGAGATGCGCGAAGCCTTGCGCGTAGAGTCCGCCGGGGCCGGTCTCGGTGAGGAGGTCGGCGCAGAGCATGAGTCGGCCATCGACAAGCGGGACAGGCGCGGCGACATGGCGGGGGTTGCCGTATTGTTGCTGGACCGCGCCGAGCGTAACGGCTTGGTCTGGAGTTAGGACGATAGCCAGATCGCGGGCGGTCTCGTAGCTGATTGGTTGGGTGATGATGTCGGCGAGTGTCATGGGATGGCGGCGGCGAGTGCGGTCATGAGGGAGCTGACTCGGGTGTCGAGGGCGGCTAGGTCGATGTTTTCGCCGATGGAATAAAACGAAATGCGAGCATCGCTTGGAGAACTTATTGATGTGCCGCCTCGGTTGAATACGCCGATGGCTCCAGAGGATGGTGTTGATGAGACAAGCGTGGAAGAAGTGTTTGCACCATTGAACCGCATGACTTGAGCCGATGCACCGCTGCGGCTTGCGCCCCAGAAATAAAGCGAACTGACGGTATCGGTGGCAACGGCTGCGGCAGAGTTTAGGCGGAAACGGCGTCCATTGTTAAAAGTCAACAATTCACTGGATGTTGCCGCATTTCCCCCCGAAATCGCCGTTTTAGCGATGCTTCCGGTTAAATTGCGAATTTCCGATTCGGTTTGATAAACTGCAAAATGCTTTGAATTTTGCGGGTCAACATTATCAAGTCGATTCGCGTTAAGTCGTTTTGTGCTTGCGTTCCCTTTTAGCCCAGTTTCGCGGTTGTAGTCGCCGGTCACAAAATTGTTATTTGTCGGAGCGGTTCCGACGAGTGGGACGAGCGCCCCAGAAAGCGTGCGAGCACCTGCCAGAATGCAGGAGGCTTTGATGGCGCTCCAGATGCCGTCGGATTTGCAGCCGGTAATGAAGGTCTCGACCGCTGTGATGACGCCAGACTCTAGCTCTTGGCCGTCGGCTCGTTCGACGGCCAGCAGATAAGCGTTCGCGTCGTTATCGTCCGAAACTCGGCGCATCGTGGTTGGCACGCGGAGGGGGGAGAGTTGGCCGTAGAGAGGACTAAGCATAATTCAAATTCCCCTTGTTTGACCACTGCCCGGTGGCCGAGCTTTCGGTCGATGTGGTGCCTGCGGGGTTGAAAATGGTGCGGGAGATTTCCCAGTTGGCGCTGTCATAGACGCTGCCGGAGCTTGGGAAGTCGGCGTAGAGGAGGTAGCCGAGGTAGGTGGTGGTTCCGTCGCTCGAAAGATCGAATGCCCACACGCGGTCGGGGGCGTCTTTGGTGCCGGCCAGTTTGTATATTTCGCCTGTCGCAGGATTGCGGCTGTAAAGACGGCGGTCGGCGTGGTTGATGGCGATCTCGCCGAGGGCGAGAGTTGGCGGAATTGCTCCGCTCTGGACCGACTTTTTCGGAATGATGGTTGGATTTGGCATGGGCCTTTTTTTATTCAGCGGAGATTTTTAACTCCCCCGCTTGGCGAGGCGGCATAGGCCGCCCCGCCGGGGAGTGGTTGCGGTTAGTAGGTGCCGCCGTCGATGCTGGCCTCGAGGCTGTCCAGGCGTGCGTCGAGCGCGTCGTCTGCACTGGCGCGGGCTGTTGCCTCGCTTGTGATGTTGCTTTGCAGGCTGGTGTCAGCGCTGGCGCGAGTTGTCGCTTCGGCGGTGATGTTCGACTGAAGGGTCGTGTCAGCGCTGGCGCGGGTTGTCGCCTCGGCGGTGATGTTCGACTGAAGGGTCGTGTCGGCGCTGGCGCGTGCGGACTCTTCGGTGTTAATGTCGGCCTCAGCTGCGGTGACTCGGGTGGCGAGGGCTGTCGCGGCGGACTCGACGGTGTCGATGCGGCCACCGAGGGCGGTGTCGGCACTGGTGCGGTTCGTGACTTCGGCTGCGAGCGCGGCGTTGTTCGATGTGACATAACCGGCGAATGCGGAATCGTTGGTCGTGTCGACCGAATTGATCAATGTGACGATCTCGGCGAAGCTATCCTTATCAGCCTGGGAAGCGGAAAGGATCGCATCGATGCGGCCTTTTTCAGTCGTGATCTTGCCGTCGAGGGTCGTGTCTGCCGAGCTACGAGCGGAAGCTTCGGAGCTGACAGCGGCAGCGCGGTCGCTGATCTCAGTTGCGAGGTTCGCGGCGATGACGCCTTCTGCGGCCTGAGCGCGGCTGATCTCAGAATTGAGGCTGCTGGTGAGGGTCGAGTCGCCTGAGCTGCGAAGCGCTGCTTCTGCTGCTACGGCGTCATTGACGAAGGTCTTCTTTGCGAAGATGTGCTCGCCGCCGATTGGCAGGACGCCTTCCGAAGTTCCTATCAGAAAACTCTTGTTTGTAGAATCGAAGGCTATTTCCCCGACTTGAAGCGACACCGGCGAACCGGAACCGCGCTTGATGCGAATGATTGGATTGGGCATGACTAATTAGGTGGAGTTGGTGGTTTTGGTTTTGGTTGTTCGTGGGTGGGTGAGTTGTCAAAAGTTGCCGGCGTCGATCACGGGAATCATCAGGGCGTAGGCGGATGCGGTGGGCGACCAGCGGTAGGGCATGCCTTCGTCGAGGGCCATGTAAAGACGGTCGGATTTGCCGGTGCTGGGAAAATTGAAGCGCGTGGGATACTCGACGACGATGCCTGGCAGCGTGAGGTCGAACGAGGAGAGGTCGAGCGTCTGGGTTAGGTTGCTCTCGGTGATCGTTGTCATTGGTATGCGAGAGTCTCCCGGTTAGCCCACGCGCCGACGGCGGTGGCGGTGGCGAGGATTTGGCCGGCGGCGTTGAGGGTGCTGCGCTTGACGGTCCAAGTGGTGGCGGTCTCGGGCAGGGCTGGCGCGGCGGGGCGGTTGGCGTTTAGGAGGCGTCCGCTGTAGGTCGTGAGGCCGTTGGCGCTGATGTCGAAGGCGTAGAGGTAGAGGGTCGGATCGATCGGAGGCTGGACGGTGCGGAGGCCGAGCGCGGTGCAGGAGATCTGCATTCCGCTGGCGGGCGCGGAGTCGAATGTGATGGTGCCGGTGGCTTCCGAAACGAGGTAGTCGGTGCCGGGGGTTTGCGTGACGCCGTTGAGCGCGACGAGGACATGCTCGGGATCGCTGCCTGCGAGGCCATCGATGAGGAATGTGGTCGCGGTGCCGTCGCCGATGCGGACAGTGGTGGTGATGTCGAGGCTTGGCGCGGTGGCGACGACTGCCGAGGCGAAGTCGGTGATTTCGGCGGCCGTGTGGGTGTGGATCGTGTCGGCTTTTGAAAGTTCGACCCAGAGCTTGAATGCAGGCGAGGCGGTCGGATCGAAGGCGGCCCAGTAGCTGCCGGGCGGTGGATAACCGGGATTCGGCTCGCCTACGCGGCGGTAGAGTTCGCCGTTGTAGCTGACGACTTGGCCGGGGAAATAGTCG